GAGCGGTCGCCGTCCTGCGTGCGCCTCGGTCTCGTTTTTCAGGGCCCCCAGGTGGGGCTTTCTCGATGCCCCAGGAGGGCGATCATGTCGAATCCGAAGGCCCCGAGTGGGCTCGCTGACGCCGGCCGCGACCTGTGGGACGGCATCGCCGGGAAGTACCAACTGCGTCCCGACGAACTCGCGGTCCTGACGAAGGCGTGCGAGACGGCCGACATGATCGCGGTCCTGGACGAGGCGTGGGCTGACCTCGGCAAGCCGTTCTTGACCAAGGGCTCGATGGGCCAGGACGTGATCCACCCACTGATCGGTGAGCGCCGGACCCAGACGGCGTCGCTGGCGAAGTTGCTGGCGCAGTTGAAGCTGCCGGACGACGCGGCTGGCTCTCCTGCGAACCAGCAGCGCGAGGCCGCGCAAACGCGGTGGGCTGCGGCTCATGGCAAGGGCGCTTAGCGCCTCTCCCGCGCTTCACGTCTCCCGCGAGGCCGAGTACCGCGAGATCGAGCGGTGGTACCGGGATCTGCTGGACCGGACGACTCCTCCCGAGGATCTGGCGTGGGAGCCGGTCAAGATCGGCCCGACGTGGGAGTGGAACCCGGAGACCGAGAAGTGGCGGCTTCCTGACGCGACGCTCGGGTGGGGCTTCCTGTCGTGGACGGGTCACTGGCTCACCGGCAAGGGTGGCAGGCCGTGGACCTGGACGGCCGAGCAGACGCGGATGCTGCTGTGGTACTTCGCGGTTGACGCCGCGAGTGCGGCGGGCGACATGCTGTTCCACACCTACCGCTTCCAGCGCCTCAAGGGACACGGCAAGGACCCGTTGGCGGCCGGCGTCTCGGCTGGCTCGCTGCACGCGCCGATCGTGTTCGACCACTGGGAGGGTGACCGCCCGGTTGGCCGGGATGACGCCGATGCGTGGACGCAGATCCTCGCGGTGAACCTCGACCAGACGAAGAACACGATGAAGCTCTTCCCGGGTCTGATCCCAGAGGAGACGCGGCGGCACTACGGCATCCAGATCGGCAAGCAGAACGTCTGGTCCGACGGTGACCGGCGCCAGATCGAGGCCGTCACCAACTCGGTCCTGGCGATCGAGGGTGGCCGCCCGAAGCAGATCATCCGCGCCGAGATCCAGAACTGGGTCGAGGGCAACGGCGGACACGAGATGGTCGCCGCGATCGAGGGAAACGCCGCGAAGGCCGAGACGGGCTCCCCGGCGCGCATCCTGGACATCTTCAACGCCTACCGTCCGGGCCGAGACTCGGTCGCTGAGCGTGCGCGGCAGAACTACGACGACCTTGAGGCGGCGGGCATCGACCCGACGACCCACGGCGTGCTGTGGGACTCGCTGGAGGCCCCGCCGGACGCGCCTCTGACCGCCAAGGACGCCCCTGAGGTGGTCCGCGCGGTCGCTGGGGACTCGGTCTGGCTCGACACTCGCCCGAACGGGCGCATCGTGAAGTCGATCCTGAACCCCGACAACTCGCCGAGCGAGTCGCGGCGCAAGTGGTACAACCAGATCACCGGCACCGAGGACGCCTGGGTGGACCCGCGCTGGGTGGACAACCCGAAGAACCGGATCGAGGACCCTGAGCAGCACCTCAAGCCGGGCGACCGGATCGTGATGTTCGGTGACGGCTCGAAGTCGGGGGACGACACGGGCCTGGTCGGCGTGCGGATCTCGGACGGCTTCGCGCAGACGCTCCACTGGCAGCACCCGAAGGCCGGCGAGCTGGTCGACAGGGCGGCTGTGGACGCTGCTGTGACCGAGGCGTTCGACACCTACACGGTGGTCGCCTTCCGGTTTGACCCGTCGCACGCCAAGGTGTCCGAAGGTGCCGACGACGACCGGTTCTGGTGGCCGCTGGTCGACGAGTGGCACCGCCGCTACTCGGGGCGGCTCAACAAGAAGTTCTGGCCCGTGAAGACCGGGCCCAAGGCTCATTCGGTCGCCTTCGACATGCTGCTGCCCTCGGCGCAGGCCGAGTTTCAGCCAGCGGTCACTCAGCTCGCCGAAGACCTGCAGGGCGGCCTGGCGCCGCACCACGGCGGGGGCCAACTGCGGCGTCACGCAAAGCAGGCTAAGCGCCGCGAGGGCAAGTTCGGCATCACGATCGGCAAGGAGCATCGCTCCTCTGCCCGGAAGGTCGACCTGGCGGTCTGCTGGGTCGGCGCCCGCATGTTGTGGCGGCTGGTCCGCCTCTCGCAGAAGTCAGGAGCGCCCGGCAAGGGGCGCGTGATCGTGTTCGACTAGGAGAGGGGTACCGGTGTCGCTGATCCCCTCGTGGCCGACGTTTCCCGGCTTCCAGTCGTTCTCGGTGCCCGCTCTCCCCCGCCTGACTCTCACGGACGCCGAGAAGGCGATGATCGCGCGGCTGCAGGGGCAGTCGCTCCAGAGTCGCGGCGACCTCGAGCTGTCGGAGGCGTACTACCTCGGCGAGCAGGTCATCGAGAACCTGCGGATCGCAGTCCCCAAGGAGTTGGAGTTCCTGCGGACCATCGTCGGATGGGGCGCTCTGGCCGTTGACCCCTACGTCGAGCGGCACGCGGTCGACTGCTTCCGCCTCGCGGACGGCACGGACGCAGACCCCTACCTGTCGAGCCTGTGGGCGCAGAACGGCCTGGACGCCGAACTGCCGCTCGCCGTCACCGACGCCCTGTCGATGGGGCGCGCGTGGTGGGTGGTCGGATCGGCGCTGGAGTCCGGCGGCGCACCGCAGATCACGGTCGAGTCCCCGCTGAACCTGGCCGCGATCTGGAACCTGCGCGGCACGGACCCCGACGCGGTGTTCCACGAATACTGGTCGGACGGACGACGCCACGCCGCCCTACTTGTCCCGAACCAGACGGTCAACCTGGCGACGAACGACAAGAACGAATGGGAGATCGTCAGCCGCGACGAGCACGACTTCGGCTTCGTGCCGGTGGTGCGGATGGCGAACGGCGGCCGGACCCACAACCGGGCCGGGCGCTCGGCGATCAACGCGGCCCTGCGGTCCACGATCGACGGAGCCTGCCGCACGCTGCTGGGCCTCGAGGTCGCCCGGGAGATCTACTCGGTGCCCCAGCGCATCATCCTCGGTGCCGCAGAGTCGGACTTCCAGAAGTCGGACGGTACGCCGAAGTCGGCGTGGGAGACCTACATCACGAGCACCCTGGGGCTCGAGCGCGACGAGGAGGGCAACCTCCCCGACATCAAGCAGCTTCAGGTGTACGACCCGGCGACGTTCACGAGGCTGATCGAGAACGCCGCCTCGCGGGCCGCCTCGATCGTGCTGGCGCCGCCGCAGGAGATCGGCCTCTACACGCAGGGGAACCCGGTCTCGGCGGACGCACAGAACACGTCGGAGTCTCGGCGCAACCGGCGCGCTCGGTCGCAGCAGGCGATGTTCGGGGTGCCGCTGGCGAAGGTGATGCAGTACGCCGCGATGTTCGACAACCGTGGTGTGCTGCCGGACCAGTTCCGGGCCATCTCGGTCGACTGGGTCAACGTCGAGGAGATCGACTTCTCCAAGGCTGCGGACGGCATCACGAAGCTGGTCACCGCCGGTTCGATCCCCGCCACGTCGGACGTCACCCTCAAGCGCGCCGGCTTCAACGCCGTCGAGCGGGCGAGGTTGGCTCAGGACCGCAAGCTGGAGCAGGGGCGGCAGACCGGGCAGATGATCGCCAACGCGCTCCTGAACCGCCAGCAGCCGCAGCAGGGCGCGACCGGTGCCAACGGTTCCGCAGGTCTCTGAGAACCCCACGGTCCAGCAGCACTACGTGGTGCAGGCGGCCCTGGTCGAGTCATTGGCCGAGGCGGTCGCGGGAGTCGACGCCCCGAACCTGCGCGCGGCGGTCGCTTCGCTGACCCGTGAGTTCCAAGCGGCGTCGATCGCACTGAGCGCCGACTACTACACCGAGTTGCGTGACCTGGCCGAGGTGCCCGGGTCGTTCTCTGTCCCGGTGCTCGACCCGTGGACCGAGGCGGACCTGTCGGCGTACTTCGACACAGTGCTGCGCGAGATCACCGAAGACGTCGAGCGGGCCAAGCAGGCGGCAGCGACCAGCCAACGGCTCACCTTGGACTCGGGCATTGACGAGGTGTTCGCCGCGATCGAGAAGGACCCGGCCAAGCCTCGCTGGGCGCGGGTGACTCGGCCGGGCGCCTGTTCCTTCTGCCTCATGCTGGCGATGCGCGGGGCGGTGTATCGCTCCGAGGAGTCCGCGAACTTCCGAGCGCACACCCGCTACGAAAACAGCGGAGGCGTCTGCCGGTGCGGCGTTGAGCCGTCGTTTACCAACTACGAGCCGCCCGCGCACATCCGCGAGATGCAGCAGCTCTACAGCGAGGCCACCACGGGCCTGCCGCGTGGCGCCGACCGCGCCAACGCCTTCCGCCGAGCGCTCTACGCCTCGCGCAAGACCTCCCGCTAGATGCGGGGAACCAACCGCCCCAGGAGGGCAGCATGACCGCACAGCCCGCAGAGCCGACCCAGCCCGAGCCGACGGAGCCGCCTGTTGCAACGGCGACCCCAGAGCCGCCGAAGTCGGACCCCACCCCCACGGAGCCTTCGAGCAATCCCTGGGGCGATGACTTCGACGCCGAGAAGGCGTGGAAGTTGGTCCAGAACCTCAAGCAGGAGGTGAAGGACGCCAAGAGCGCGTCGCGTTCATCGGCGGCCGATGACGCAAAGAAGGAACTGGCGCAGACCATCGGCAAGGCCCTCGGCCTCGTCGAGGACGAGCCCATCGACCCAGCCAAGCTCACCGAGAGCCTGACTGCGGCACAGGCTGAGGCGAAGCAGGCACAGGTGGCCCTCGCCGTGTACCAGAACGCCAGCACGGCGGGCGGCGACCCGGTCGCCCTGCTGGACTCGCAGACCTTCTTGAAGACGGTCGCAGGCATCGACCCCACCGATTCGGCGGCCGTCGCGGCTGCCATCCAGTCGGCGGTCGCTGCGAACCCGCGCCTCGGCGCATCGACGGACCCGCGAACCCCGGCGCCCAACCTGGCGCAGGGCTCATCGGCCGGCGGCGCACCAGATCTGGACGCCCAGATCGCTGCGGCGGCGCAGGCGGGCGACACCCGGCTCGCGATCCACCTCCAGAACCAGAAGCTCGCCCAGACGCGAGCCTGAACGACCGGCGGCGTGCCCGTCCGGCGTAACCACAGAAGGGAAGCACCATGAGTGGCATCACCGCAATGGGCACGACCTACAACCTGCCCAACTACACGGGCCTGCTGTACGGTCTCAGCCCGACCGAGACCCCGTTCTTCTCCGCCATCGGCGGCCTGAACGGCGGCGCCCAGACCACCTCGACTGAGTTCGAGTGGGGCTACTACGACCTGCGTGCGCCGGGCCAGAACGTGCAGCTTGAGGGCGCGACCGCCCCGACCGCGCAGGAGCGCGTCCGGTCCAACGGCACCAACGTGACCCAGATCCACCAGGAGAAGGTCTCGGTGTCGTACTCCAAGCAGGGCGCGACCGGCATGCTGTCCGGGACCAACGTGGCGGGATCGGCGAACAGCGTCGCCAACGAGCTCGACTGGCAGACCGAGCAGATGCTCATCCAGATGGTCCGCGACGTCGAGTACTCGTTCATGCTCGGCACCTACAACAAGCCGACCGACAACACCACGAAGCGTCAGACCCGGGGCCTCCTGACCGCGATCTCGACCAACCTCGTGGCGAACGCGACCTCGACCATCACCGGCCTGTCGGCGACCACGGACACCGTGGCAGAGACCGGGACGGCGCTGGCGAACGGCGACAAGATCGTCTTCACCGACACCGGGGCGTCGACCGCGATCAGCACGGGCCGCGTGTACTACGTGGTCAACAAGTCGACCGACGCGTTCAAGGTCTCGCTGACCTCGGGCGGTTCGGCGATCACCATCGGCACGGCCACGGTGTCCTACCGGAAGCCCTACGCGACGGCGCTGACCCCGGACGCGCTCTCGGCGCACCTCCAGAAGATCTTCGACAACGGCGGCATGCGTGGCGGCGCGCTGACCCTTCTGGTCAACTCGACCCAGAAGATCAAGATCAGCTCGGCCTACGCCTCGGCCTACGGCAAGTTCACGGAGACCAGCCGCACCGTCGGCGGCGTCGGCGTGGACTCGATCGTGACCGACTTCGGCACGCTCAACATCATGCTGAGCCGCTTCATGCCGCAGGACGCGATCGCGGCGGTGGCGCTCAGCGAGTGCCGGCCGGTCTACCTCGAGGTGCCCGGCAAGGGCCACTTCTTCGCCGAGCCGCTCGCCAAGACCGGCGCGTCGGACGAGGTCCAGCTCTACGGCGAGGTCGGCCTGGCCTACGGCAACGAGCGCGACCACGGCCTGATCACCGGCCTCGCGGTCTGATCCGCAACTGACCGAGAGGAGGGCGTCATCGTGACGAACCCGGCAAGCACTGCCGACCTCGAAGCGCGGTGGCGCCCCCTCTCGGATCAGGAGAAGATCAACGGGCAGACCTTCCTCGAGGACGCCTGGCGTCTGCTCCGGCGGCGCATCCAGACCATCGAAGCGGACATCGCCGCCGACACCTCCGGCGACCTGCAGGCCGACGCGGTGCGCGTCCTGGCGACCGCCGTGCTGCGGGTGATGAAGAACCCTGACGGCATCCGCCAGGAGTCGATCGACGACTACTCGTGGACGCGCGACCAGGCGGTCTCTGCTGGCCTGCTCTACATCTCCGACGACGAGCTGAACGACCTCATCGTGGACGGCACTGGCCCGACCGGCGCCTTCTCGATCAACATGCTCGGCGCCAACTACCCGGCCGCGCGGTTCCCGTGAGCCGGGACGCCGCACTGACTCGCGGCCGATCCGCCGCCGAGCAGGGCATGACCTCCCGCGTCAACGT